TAAATGTATTATATCTAGTTGTTATCGTTGTTCTAAAAGAAATACACAAATAAAAGGATCAAAAGGAAGTCAACATTGTATATCAGATGCAATGGATTTATGTTTCTATATAGGAAAGACTATAGTAAGTTCAAAAATTGTATGTTGTAAAGCACAAGATTATGGATTTAATGGTATAGCATATATAGATAAAAACTATGTTCATTTAGATAGTAGAACAAGTGGTAAATATCGTGGAGATGAGAGATATGGTTATGGTAATAATGTTCCTAATGGAGATTTTTATAAATACTTTAACATAAAAAGAGAGAATGAAACTCCTCAACCTCCGGTAGATAAATTTAACTTAACCAGAACATTAAAAAAAGGATGTAAAGGTAATGATGTAAAAGAACTACAAAAAAAACTAGGAATTAAAGCAGATGGTATTTTTGGAAATGGAAAAGATAAAAAGAACAACACATATTTAGCAGTCAAATCATTTCAAAAAGCAAATAAATTATCTGCAGATGGTATTGTAGGAAAGAATACTGCACATAAACTAGGTTGGTTGTATAATGGTAAATAAAAAATGCACAATATTTTAATATAATAGTGCATTTTATTTATGGACTAAGGATTTTCCTTAGTTCTTTTTTTATGGTAAATAGTTTCTTCTAAATATAGATAAGAAATCAAGATCAGGATAATGTTCTATGAATTCTTGTTGACCTTTAATATGCCAGTATGAATTAAAGTTATAATCTTCTTGTAATTTTCTATGACAATTTAAACATAATCTTAAACATAAACCATACTTCATAGAGTTTTGTCTATTCTTTCCTGAAAATATTTCATGCCATGTAAGATTATATTTACTAGGACAATAATGACATTTATCTCCGGAATCAAATAAACTGAATCTGTTATTTTCTAATCTTCTTAATTTATTACTTTTCTTTTTCATTTCCAAACACACTCCAAACACATTATTTTTATTTTTATGTATTTTTTAGTATGTTTAAATGTATTATAAACTACTATATTATGGGGTATTATTTATGTTCATAGTTAATTAATAAATCTCTCTCACTCCGCCATTATGTTTATAAACCCTTTATTTATAAGGGGTTTTATAATTTATAATACTTTTAAACACACTTCTAAACACACTTTTTTATATATTATCTAATAGATTTGCAATATTTTCAAGTTCATTTTTATACATATGAGCATATGTATTTAATGTAGTAGTTACTTTAGCATGACCTAACCATTTAGTAACTAGAGTTATACTTGATCCTTTATTAATTAATAAACTAGCACATGAGTGTCTAAAATCATGTATTCTTATTCTTTTAATATTAGCAATATCACAATATTTATTCTTTTTTACAGTAATTGTTGTTTCTGCTAGTGGACAAGTATTTCCGAAGACAAACCAAGTATCATTAAAATCTTTATATTTCATTTGTTCTAATTTATACCTATTTAATTGTTCTGATAATGTTTTAGGAAGGGGTAGTACTCTAGTACTATTTTTTGTTTTTGGTGTTGATATAACCCATTTATGACCTTTTAATTTGCATACTATATTTTTGTTTATTGATATAGTATTATTTTCTAGATCAACATCATTCCAGGTTAATGCCATACATTCTCCTTTACGAAGTCCCATAAAGTATAATATATCAAAAAATAATTTCCATTTATTATCATCTATAACTGAAGAAAACTGCATGTATTCATCATAAGTGTAAAAGTCCATTTCTTTTTTTAATTCCAGATTAGCATAATTTTCTACATATTTTAAAACATTAGTAGAAGTATTATATAATTTACTAGAATAATTAATTAAAGTTCTGAATAATCCTAATATTTTATTTTTATATTGTGGAGTATATTCTAGTGTATCTATGTAATACTTCCATTTCTTATATAAATTTAAGTCCATTTTATTTAATTCAATATTTTTAATTGGATCAAGATACTTAAAAAGAGTTGTATCTTTTAAAAGACTTTGTGGTTTAACTTTATACTTTTTATTTTCAATATATTCCATAAAGACTTGATTAAATGTTATTTTACTGTATGAACTTAATTGGTTAATATTGATTCTATATTTTGCTTCTGCTATTTCTGCATCTTTTTTGTTTTTAAATTTAGGAGAAGAATAATCATGTATCTGTCCAAATATATCTTTATATTTAATTCTAAAATAAAATTGTCTTCCATCTTTTGTTATATTTTTAGTTTTATATATTGCCATTTTAAACTCCTTTCTTGTAATAGGAATTTATCTATGCTATAATTAAGACATAGAAAATCCTATTCGTGTAGTGTTTTCTATATGGGTATAACCCAACCCTTACTCTTTGCAGAGAGTAGGGGATTTTTTATTACCATTTAAAAGTTGCTTTCATAAAAGCAAATAATAATCCTAAAATTATTGTAGTAATAAGTCCTAAAATTAATGATCCTATTATTCCAAATAATAATTCAGAATCGTAATTATTTATGAAAATAATAAACCATATAACTGAAGATACTATAAATAAAAATATTGTACCTTCTTTTTGTGGTGTTAGTTTATTTTTCATTTTTTACTACCTCTTTATTAATTCCCATAACCCTGACCTTTCCAACTTTTTCCTGTTTTAATTTTTTGTATAATTATTGCTATAGTACCAAGTATAAAAGCACTTCCAAAAATAATACAACCTATTATTTCTAATAAACTCATTTTTCCAACAACTCCTTATCAACTTCTTTTTTTCTTTGTTCTATTATAGTTTTGATTAAAATTCTATCATTATCTGTTAATATATTTTTGTTTTTAATAAATAACATTTCTAATTCATCAACAGTTTCTATAGTAGAATACAATAAATTCTTTTGAACCAAATCTCTTTCTGATACATTAAAAATATCAGATAATTTTAATAAGTCTAATGTAGTAGGATTTCTTTGACCTAGTTCCCATTTTCCAATTGTAGAATAATCCTTATTTAATTTTTTAGCAAGTTCTTGTTGTGTTAAACCATTTTGTATTCTTAAATGTTTTAAATTAGTATTAAAATAATTATCCACATTTACAACTCCTTTCCCCTTAATTATAATATAAAAAAGACTACTTGTCAAAAAAAATAAGACAAATAGGAAAAAAAGTATTGACATAAGACTATTGGTCTTGTATAATGGTGTTAGATAGGAGGAAAAGATATGTTATCATCTAGCATTATAAAAGGTATTAGAGTTAGTAAAAATTTAAGTCAAGAAGATGTTGGAAAGATGCTTGGTTTAAGCAGACAAAGATATAATAGTTTAGAAAATAATTTATTACAAACTGATTTTACTTTTGTATTCAAATTATTAAAAATCTTAAAATTTAGTGAATCAGAAACTGATACTTTTTTTCATGCTTTAAGACAAGACTTAAAGTCTTATATAGAAAAATAATACTACTGCAATAGGTAATACGAATAGGAGGAATACTTTATAAAAACAAGAGATGAAATATTACAACAAGATTATATATCTGCAAAAGATTTAAGGATATTAATCAAAGGTCTAGGTATAAATAAAAGTGTTGAATATATAAAGATGATCCAGGAAGAAATGAAAAATAAAAATTATTTTATACCAGAGACTAGAGAATATCTTGCACTTACTAAATTAGTAAGAAAGAAATTTGGAATATAGAAAGGAGTAAATGTGAAAAGAAGAGTAAATAAAAAGAACTTAATTGTAATGCTATTGTTTGTACTTAGTATGAGTATTGTAGTAAATGATATTTTCTACTTATTCTTAAATATTGATAAGACAGTAGGATTTACATTACTAGGATCAATAACATTTGTAGTAGCAGTAATAGTTGCACAATTAAGTCTAGATTATTTAGAAGACAAAATAAAAAGAGAAAGTTAGGTTATACAAAACTCTCTCTGAGTAAATTATAACATAATTCAGAGAGAAATGCTAGTAGTGGGGTTTTAAAAAAAATAACAGGAGGAGAAATGTCAAAATATGATAAAGAAACAAAGTTTTATTGGTTACAACTAAAAGAAGATTTTTTTGAAGATGATGCTATTCAATGGTTAGAAGAACAAGAACCTAATGGTAGAGATTATGCATACTTCTACTTAAAATTATGTTTAAAATCTTTAAAAAGTAATGGAATTCTTATTAGAGAAGTAGGAAACATATTAATACCTTATGATAATAGAAAACTAGCAGAACTTACTAAAATGGATTTTGATACAGTTACTATTGCTATGGAGTTATTAAAAAAAATAGGACTAGTTGAAGTTTTAGAAAATGGAGAAATATATATAACACAACTAGAAAATTTAATTGGATCAATTAGTAGAGGTGCATTAAAAAAGAAGCAACAAAGATTACTAAGTGGACAAATGGGTGGACAAATGTCCTACAAAGATAAAGATAAAGATAAAGTTAAAGTTAAATATAAAGAAGTAATAAGAAAAACTTTCTCTAAACCAACCATAGAAGAAATAGAACAATATTGCAAAGAGAGAAATAATGGTATTAATGCTAACACATTTTATGATTTTTACGAGAGTAAAGACTGGATGGTAGGAAAAAATAAAATGAAAGACTGGAAAGCGTGTATAAGAACTTGGGAACAAAGAACAGATAAAAAGAAAATTGACTTACCTGAATGGACTAACAAAAAAATTGATGATGGAGTTTTAACCATAGAAGAAGAAAAAGAATTAAATAAAATATTGGAGGAGTTTAAATGAGTCAAAAAGAAATGATTTTAAAACATTTAGAAGATTTTGGAAGTATAACAACATGGGAAGCATACAAAGAATATGGAATCACAAGATTATCAGATAGAATTTACACATTAAGAAAAATATATGTAATAACAGACGAATGGGAATATGGAACAAATAGATATGGTAAAGAAATAAGATGGAAAAAATATATATTGGAGGGAATTAAATAATGGAAAAAACAATTAAGAAAAATCAAACTGCTAAGATACCAACAAAGAGTGGTAAAGAATATTCATATCAATATGTGGATATAGCACAAATACATGAGTACTTAGAAAGTGTTAAATGTAGTTACTATCAATACATAGAAAGAATTGATGGAGATGACTATATAATGACAGTTCCGATCATAGAAGGAACAGAACAACCAGTAAGAAGAGGATGTAGAGTTGTAGATGCAACATTGTATGGAAGTGATAATCCTGCACAAAAACAGGGAAGTGCATTAACTTATGCAAGAAGATATAGTTTATTAATGGCATTTGGGTTAGCAACTGAAGATGATGATGCACAAAGTTTAAATAAAAGAACAACAACAAAGACAACACAAAGTAATGGGAAAGCAACTCCTGCACAATTAAAATTATTAGAACAATGGTATAAGGGAGATAAGTTACAAGAGTTACTGGATAAAAATGAAATTGATAAATTAGAAGATTTACCAATAGGTAAAGCAAGTGAAATTATAAAATTTGTTACTAGTAAACAAAAAGAAAAGGAGAATACTAATGAATAATTTAATTAATAAAAATAATGAATTAAGTTTAGATATTTGCAAGAAAATTGCAGAAAATGAACTTAAATTAAAAATAATGCAAGAACAAAATAAAAAGTTTAAAGAACAATTGCTTATTGAAATGGAAGAAAGAGGTATTAAAAAAATAGAAAATGACTACTTATTACTTTCTTACATTGAACCTACAGATAGAGAAACATTTGATAGTAAAGCATTAAAGGAAGATGATCAAGACACATATGACAAATATGTAAAAATGTCTCCAGTTAAATCAAGTGTAAGAATAAAAGTTAAAGATTTTACTGAAGCAGAAGAAAAATTAAATCAAATAAAGGAAATATTAGATTAATGGAAACATGGGAAATAAAAGGACACATACTAGAATACATAGATGAAACACATCAATATTTAGTAGATGGTATATGTGTACCTAGTATTACTCAAATATTAAAAGTTAAATTTGGTAAGAAGTATGAAGGTATAGATGAAGCAATATTAAAAAAGGCATCAGAAAAAGGAACTAGAGTACATGAAGCAATTGAAAACTATGAAAAGTTAAAGTTGGAAGATGTAACTTGTAGAGAATTGAAAGACTATAAGTTCTTAAAGAAACAATACAAGTTTGAATGCTTAGATAATGAAGTTCCGATAATATTATTCAAAGACAATGAACCTATATCTGCAGGAAGATTAGATTTAGTTCTAGAAATGGATAAGGAAATGGGATTAGGAGATATTAAAAGAACTTCAACTCTAGACAAAGAATACTTAGGTTATCAACTTAACTTATACAGGATAGGATATAAACAAAGTTATGATCAAGAAGCAAAGTTCTTAAAGGGAATACATTTAAGAGATGGTGTAAGAAAATTTGTAAATATACCTATCAATGAAGAACTAGTCATGGAACTAGTAGAAAAATATATGGAGGAAGTATGAAAGAAGAAATTAAAGAAGAAAATTTACAAGAAGAAGTTAATAAAATAGTTGATGGTTTAATAATAATGCAAATTGGAAAGTTAGAACATGATTTAAACAGGATGCATACAATGTTAGTTGCTACAAATATAGCATTGTTATTAGTAACAATATGTGTATTAGTTATTAGAATTGGAGGATAGAAATGAATAGTGTAAGTTTAGTAGGAAGAATAACTAAAGATATTGAATTAAGATATACAGAAAGTGGAATTGCATGTGTATCATTAACCATAGCAATAAATAATGGTAAGGATCAAGATGGTAATGAAAGACCTGCAGACTTTCCAAGAGTATATGTTTATGATAAACAAGCAGAGAATGTAGATAAATATTGTCATAAAGGAAGTTTAATAGCAGTATCTGGAAGATTAAAAACTAGAAGTTGGGATAAAGATGATGGAACAAAAGGTTATGAAACATATGTTAGAGCAAATAATATTCAATTTTTAGATAGCAAAAAAGAAGGAACTCCATTACCTGAACCTGAATTTGCATCAACTGAAGTTAAAGAAGAAACAACAGATGCATTTCAAGATTTTGCAGATACAGTAGAAATATCATCTGAAGATTTACCTTTTTAGGTGGTAGTTATGACAGGAAAACCTGAATCAATAATTCAATGGTTATTTATGCAAGATAGAGATAAAACATTTGAAATAAAAGAACAAAAGAAAAAAAGGTCTCTATCACAAAATAGTTATGCATGGGAATTAATAACTAATATAGGAAATGAATTAAGAAAATCAAAAGAAGAAGTGTATTTACAGATGTTAAAAGATTATGGTCAAAGAGAAGTAGTAAGTATGCTTTCTTCTATAAATCCTACAGGATATTTTAAATACTATGAAGAAATAGGAACAGGAATGGTTAATGATAAAGAATTTACACATTATCACATATTCAAAGGGAGTAGTGAATATGACTCTAAAGAAATGTCTATATTCATAGATGGGATAGTACAGGAAGCACAACAATTAGGAATAGAAACTCTTACTCCTGATGAAATAACAAGAATGAGGTTAGTATGATAGATGAAATTTTAAGTTTAGAAACTGCAAAGAAATTAGCAGATTATGACAAATTAAAAGAAGAATATGTACAAAAATGTAGAGAAGTAAGAAAGTTGAAGTCTGATTTAAAAGAAGTAAGAGCAAATTGGATTCATGCAACAAGAATGGTAATTGAAAAGAAGAGGATAATTAGTGAGTTGGAAAAAGAAATCAAAAAGAAGGTATAGATACTATGAAGACAAATTAATGAATGCATTTAATAAACTAAGGTATCAATGCAAAAAATGTGGACATAAATCAACTATTCCTACTAACAGTGATAAAGGAGTTTGTTACTGGTGTGGTAGATACATATTCAGAAATGAAAAAGATGAATTCAAATATAGATTTAATTCTATAAAGAAAAGGAAGGATGATGAATAAGAATGGGTGTTGGAGAATTTTTAATTAAATTATGTTGGTGTTTTATATTTTTCTATATATTCAAAAATACATTTAAGTTAATAGATTTTTGTATAAAGGATTATAAATTAAAAGAAACAATAGAAACTGAAATATCAACTGAAATTGACAAAGAAGAATTTGATACTAGTGATTTTGAAAATATTAGATAAGGAGTAAAAATGAAAAAGAAAAGAAAAAAACAATTAAAAACATACGAATTAGATGAAAAATGGGGATATGTAATTGTAGGTTTATTGATCATATTTATCACTATAATGGTATGGGTATTAATCAATGTAGTAAAGGCAAATAGAATAACATATACATACTACAAAGAAGATAAAAAAGGTATAAGTAAAGAATGTTATACAACAGATGATCAAGAACATATGTGTTTAATAGGAGATAACTACATTTGGGTAGATAGTTACCACGATTAAGGAGAATAATTATGAAAGTAATAGATTTATTAAATAAAATAGCAAATGGAGAAGAATTACCAAAAGTAATTAAATATGAAAATAGAATTTTATATTTAGAAGATGAAGCAGATGAATATCCACCAACATTTAATTATTATGACAAAGATGGAAATAATGCTTTATTTGAGGGTTGGATAGGTCAATATCTAAATGATGAAGTAGAAATAATAGAAGAAAATAAAGAAATAGAAAAGATAACAAATATAGGTAGATTTACTAGAAACCAAAAAAAGTTAGCACATAAAATCAATGAACTAATAGATAAAGTAAATGAATTAGATAAGAGGTAATAAGATGAAAAAAACGAGATTATTTAATAATGAATTTTATTTAACAATAATATTTATAATATTATGTTGTATAGGAATGATTTTATTTAGTAATTGGAGAAAAGATAAATGTTTAAAAAATGGTGGAAAAGTTATAGAAACTAATTTTGGCATAATGGAAAAATGTGTTATAGGAGAATAAGATGAAAAAAATATTATTTAAAATAGGAAAGTTTTTTGATAAATATTTAGGTTGGCATAAGTGTAATAAGGAAGAATTTGATGGTGTAAGTTATATAGGACATTGTAAATATTGTGGAGTAAGATGTTTACAAGATAGTCAAGGAAATTGGTTTAATCCTGAAGAATATAGGAGTAAATAATGAAAGATGAAATAAAAAAAATAAATATAAGTTTTCCTGGTCAAATATTAGATTATGTAGATACAAAAGAACATTTATTAGAATTATATGATTTCATAACTAATTTACAAGAAAAATTAGAAGTATCAGAAACTAATGAAGAAACATATAGATTAGAAATGTTAGATATAACTAAATGTTTAGGTTTAGATGAAGACACAATATTTGATGAAGTAAAAGAAAAAGCAACTAATTTACAAGAAGAAAACGAAAGATTAAAAAACAAGATAGAAGAAGCAATAAAAAAGTTAGAAATAATAATGTCTAATGCAGGTATATATTTTTAAAAGGAGAAGATAATGAGTAAAATATGTAGTTATAGTTGTGAACATAACAAAGGTGGAGTATGTCAAATAACAGGTTGTATTTATAAAGTTATTATTACTACCACAACAAAAGGAAGTGATAAAGAGTGAATAAACATTATACATTTCAAGAATATTTAGAAAAGTTTACAAGCATACAAGATAGTTATGAATATTATTTTGAACAACAAAAAGAAATAGATAGACTAAATAATATAATAAATGAGTTAAGTTATGGAATTAAGGAATTAGATAATATGTTTTATGAAACTTTTAGAATTAGTCAAAATGGTTATTATTCAATAAGTGAATGGGAATTAAAAGATTTTACTGATAAATTAAAAAAACTAAAAGAGGGAAATAATGAAAGTGTTGAATAAAATATTAGATAATTATTATACAGATAAATTAATAGAACAACTTAGACTAGAATCATTAATGTATAGAGTGAATCTGAAATTTGTAAAAGATAATAGTGATTTAGATGTATTTATTAAAATGAGAGAATTTAATGATGAACAATATGCATTAATAATGGTTGTAAGAAAACAAGATAGTATAAATCATTTAATTAATTTTAAAAAAATGAGAAAACATTTTAACGAAAACATTGAAAAATATATAGAAAGGACAGGAAGATGGTAGAATTTATATTTGGAATAATGTTGGGTGGAACTATGGGTGTAGTACTTATTTCATTTATTAAAGTTGGTAAGGATGAGTGATAATATGTGAAGGAATTAACTATAAGAGAGTTAAAACATATTATTAAAGAACTAGAGGATGATCTAGACTTATACTTAACATTAAAAAAGATAAACTTCTATAAGACACAACCAGGTGCAATAAAATACAAAGATATAATGACAAATCAAAGTATGGTTATATCCGATAGATTTTCTCAGTATGTAATAAGAGATGAAGAATATGACAATGTAATATTCACAAAACATCAAAGTTTATTGGCATATCAACAAAGGTTATTAGATAAGTTAAAGAACATAAATACGAGTAATGAAAGAGTATTAATAACTTATTTAAGAGAAGAAGAGAAGATGTCCTGGAAAGAAATATGTAAGATAACACATTATTCAGACAGACAGGCAAGAAGAATATATCAAAAAGGAAAAGATGACCGACAATGACCGATAAATTTGGTGTATAATGGTAACATGGAAATTCTTACAATGAGAATTCCATTAGTTGTTTTGATCAAGTCAAAACCCCCTGAAAAAGCAACTCTTATGGGTTGCTACGAACCAGATAGAGTTTAAATAATTAATTAATGCTTTTAGACATATCTATCCATGAAGGTAAAAACCTTAATATAAAAACTATAAAATACTTGTACTACTGTCTATCTGGTTAGTAGGAACTTATAAAAGTTCTGTTGTCATGTTTATTGATAATATACAACTGATAAGTATATTAGCACTATCTCTTGTAGGTAGTGTACTGATGATATATAAAAGTTTAGGGGAAAAAGGTAATAGGGTAAGTAAATCGTGTTGTAGTAAGAACTTACAATTCTCTCGGAAACCACAACAAAATCTTATAGGCATATAAGATAAACCTTTATATCATTAGTACTGTACTTATAAAATAGTACTACTCAACATAAGAGTATAAAATTTGACTTTTCAAGATGGTGCTATCTTTATTGATAGCATTGAGTAGATATATTGTGATATGAATAGTACTAACAATAATATCTATTCAATGGTGTTAATAAAAGTAACACTAGTTCATTCATTAGAATGACTCCTTTCTAAAGAAGAGTATAAATACTCTTTTTTTCTTATGTGAAACAAAACACAATTATAAAAAATAGGGAGATGATATTATGGCAATGGGAGTAAAGACAACTAGAAAAAAAGAAATAGAAGTAGTCAAAGATTATGTTAAGACTAACTCTTATAATGCTACTAGTAGAAATACTGGTGTAAACGATCATACAGTTAAGAAGATAGTTCAAAACAATTCGGAATTGTACGAACAAGAAAAGGAAAAGTTTATTGAAAGAACTTCTAAACTAATTGATAAGGCATTAGATAGATTAGATGAAGGATTAGATAGAGACAATATACCTATCAATAATTTATCAACTGCATTAGGAACACTGTATGATAAAAGAGCATTAGCAAGAGGAGAATCAACAAGTAATGAAAGCATAACAATAACAATGTCAGATGATATTAAGGAATTAAGCAAATGACATTGGACATAGGGGAATTATATCCTAAGCAAAAAGAATTCTGTAGAGCAACTAATAAGTACATATGCTATGGTGGTGCTAGAGGTGGTGGTAAATCACATGTATCAAGAATAAAAATGTGTTTACTAGCATTAAACTATTCAGGTATTCAAATATTATTGTTAAGAAGAACATTGAAAGAATTAAGAGAAAATCATGTTCTACAATTGCAAAAGTTATTAAAAGGTATAGCAGGGTACAAGGAATCAACAAAAGAATTTATATTTCCAAATGGATCAAGAATAGTTTTAGGTTATTGTGATAATGAAAGTGATGTATTGCAATATCAGGGACAAGCATATGAAGTTATTACATTAGAAGAAGCAACACACTTTACTGAGTTTCAATTTCAGACATTAACTGAATCTAATCGTATGAGTGGAAATATGAAAGAAAAATTTAATCCTAGAATGTATTTTACATGTAATCCAGGAGGTGTAGGACATCAATGGGTAAAAAGACTATTCGTTGATAAGCACTATAAGGAAACAGAAAATCCAGATGATTATTTATTTATTCCTAGTTTAGTATTTGATAATAAATACATTATGGAGAATGATCCACAGTATATAAAAACATTAGAAAACCTACCAGAAGATAGAAGAAAAGCAATGTTATATGGTAATTGGGATATATTTGATGGACAATACTTCAGTGAATTTGATAGAGATATACATGTATGTGAATTATTTGAAATACCTAGAAATTGGGACAGATATATAGCATTTGACTATGGGTTAGATAAATTTGCAGTACTATTTTTTGCAGTAGATACTAAAGGTCGTGCATATGTATATAATCAGATACATAAAGAAGATTTAATAGTAAGTGAAGCATGTCAAATGTTAAAAAGTTATATGAGAGGTCAGGAATACAAAGCAATATTTGCTCCACCAGATTTATGGAATAGAAATAGAGATACTGGTAAGAGTACTGCAGAAGTATTTTATGAAAATGGACTACATTTACAACAGGCAGGAAATAATAGAGTACAGGGTTGGTTAGCAGTCAAAGAATGGTTAAAAGTAAGAAAGAAAAGACATGAACAAACAGGAGAAGAAATAAAAGAAAGTGATCTTGTTATATTAAAATCATGTAATACTCTTATAGAATACCTACCACAAATGCAATTTGATAGTAAAAATCCAAATGACTGTGCAACAGAACCACATGAGATAACACATATATGTGATGCATTAAGATATTTTTGTGTAAGTAGAATAAGTCCAAGTAAAGAAGTAGTTAATAATGAATTAAGATTTAATTTTGATATAGAAAAACCATTAAATAAAGATTATGGAGAGGAGATAGTAGTTATATGATAGAATTAGTCATTTTAGGAATAGTGTCAATAATATCTATTATATTGATATTTTTTGCATTTTTAGCAGGACTTCATTATGGAAGTATGATTAGAAAAGATGAAACAATAAAGAAACCTACATTAAGTCCAATTAAAATAGTAAAAGATACAATAAATGAAAGTAAAAATGATGCTAAGACATTAAAAGAACAAGAAATAGAAGATACCATACTTGCAAACATAGATGCATATGATGGAACAGGTTATGGTCAAAAAGATATTCCAAAGTAGGAGGTGTAGGAAATGAATTTAGAAGAATTAAAAACAACAGAAGTGTGGGACTTGTATGAAAAATGTAAAGATTTTATGAGTAGAAGAAACATATATAACGACACTGATTTAAACCATAGAATGTATAATGGAGATCAATGGCATGGATTAAAAATAGAAGGTGTAGAAAAAGTTCAATATAATTTCATAAAACAAATAGTAAAACAAAAAGTCTCAGTAATAACTTCAAACTCATTTGCAGTTAATTATAGTCCAGAAAATATAGAAACAACAGAGTTTATGGAAACTGCACAAAAAGCATGTGATTTATTAAATAAAAAAGCATCTAAAGTGTGGGATAAAGACTTCATGGATAAGAAGATTAAAAAGTGGGCAAAACAGTCTGCAATTAATGATGAAGCAATATGTTATGTAACATATAATGTTGATGATGATAGTCCTATTAATGAAGTTATAAGTAAGAATGATATTATGTATGGTAATGAAAACGAAGAAGAAATTCAATTACAACCATATATACTTATAAGACAAAGAAAAACCATAGTAGAATTAGAAACTATGGCAAGAAATAATCAAATAGATGAAGAATTGATTAAAACTATATCTAAGGATACAGATACTTCAACAGTGGCAGGAGATAGTGGTAAAGATGAAATAGAAGATAAATGTTGGTTAATTACTAAGTTTTATAAAGAACATGGAACAATATACTACCAACAAGCAACTAAATTTTGTGAAATATCAAAACCTGTAGATACTGGATTATCATTATATCCTATAGCACATTTCAATTGGGAAGAACAAGAAGGAAATGCTAGAGGAGTAGGAGAAGTAAGACAACTTATTCCTAATCAATTAGAAACTAATAAAACTGCTATGAGAAGAGCAATTACTACTAAAAACTTAGCATATCCTCAAAGAGTTATGAATGTTGATAAAGTAGTAAATCCACAAGATGCTAATAGAGTAGGTGGATTAATTAAATTTAAAGATATGGGAAATACTAGAGCAGGAGATGTATTCCAAATAACAACTCCAGGTCAAATGAGTTCTGATAGTGCTTCATTACAAAATGAATTAATAACATTATCAAAGGACTTAACAAATGTTGGAGATGCAACAACTGGTAATATTAATCCTGAAAGTGCAAGTGGTAGAGCAATACTTGCAGTACAAAATGCACAAAATCAACCATTAAATGATCAAACAACTGGTCTAAAGATATTTATAGAAGATATTGCTCGTATATGGTTTGATATGTGGAAAACATATTCAGAAGGACTAAATATAGAAGTTGATGAAGTAAATAATATAACAGGAGAAACTACAGTACAAGTAGTAGAAATACCTAGTTATATACTAGATGCACTAAGTACTAGTGTAAAAGTAGATATAACTCCTAAAGGTGCTTATGATAAATATGCACAAGAATTATCACTAGAAAACATGTTTGTTAGTGGTAAAATCACTTTTGAAGAATATGTTGAATCATTAGATGCAGATTCAGTTATGCCGAAGGTTAAGTTACAAAACATATTAAGAAAGAGACAAGAAGCACAACAACAAATAACTGATATGGAACAACAAGCACTAATGATGAAACAAAATGCTCAAATGAATATGCAAAATTCAAATGAAATTGAACAAATTGCAGAACAGGGAAATCAAATGATTAATCAAGCACTTGCATAGTGCTTTTTTAATTGTCCGAACATTGATGACATTAAAAGCAAATGGAATATATAGACGACAGTCTTTAAATGGAGGAGAAAAAATGGAAGAAAAAGAAATTGTAGAACAAACTACAGACACTGAAAATGTAGAAACACAAACTACAGAAGAAAATGTGGAAGGTATAGAATTAACTGATACCTCTACTACTGAAGAAAAAGAACCAGTAGAAGAAAAAGAAGAAGTTAAAACATTTACTCAAGATGAAGTAGATGAGATAGTCAAAAGGAGACTTGCTAGAAAAGAAAGAGAGTACCAAAGAGAACTATCTAAATACAAAGATACTGATAATGTTTTACGATCAACTCTTAATCTTAAAGATGGAGATGATACTAATGTAAAACTTAGAGAGTATTATGAAGCAGAAGGTGTTGATTTACCAGAAGCAATTCACTCTGGATATAGTTCTAGAGATACAGAAGTTCTTGCAAAATCTGATGCAGAAGAAATCATTAAAGAAGGTTTTGATTCAATGATGGAAGAAGCAGAAAGACTTGCAAGTATAGGTTATAACAACCTGAATGAAAGGGACAAGATTATTTTTGCTACTTTAGGAGATAAAATTACTGAAGAGAAAGATAAGACTGAACTTAGAAAATTAGGAGCAAAAGATGAATTGTTACATGATGAAGATTTTAATAACTTCAGAAAACAATTTAATTCTAATGTTTCAATAGAGACTATATATGGTCTTTATAAAAACACTCAACCAAAGAAAAAGGTTGAAAATCCTGGAAGTATGAAATCATCTACTACTAGTTCAGACAAAGATTTTTATACATTTGAAGAAGCATCAAGACTTACTGATGATGATTATAAGAATGATCCGAATTTATATAAAATTGTGGAGAGGTCTGCACAAAAGTGGTAATGATTTAGAACTTCCTTTTATTACTGCATAAGTAGAAAGATAGAAGGAGAGTGATAATTATGGCAGTAACACATTTTATCCAACAAATTTGGAGTAAAAAAATACAAGATGATTTAGAATTAAAAACAAAATTAGTTGAAAATTGTCTTAAAACATATGAAGGGGACTGTAAATATGCTAGTTCAGTAAAAATATTAGGTGTAGGTGATCCTACAATATCTGCTTATAATAGTGGGACTGATATTTCTATTGAAGAAATGAATGACAAAGGTCAAGTATTAGCAATTGATCAAGCAAATTATTTTGCATTCTATGTTGATGATGTAAACAAAGCACAAAGTGTTCCTGGTTTAAAAGAAAGATACCAAGAAAAAGCAGTGCATGGTTTAGCAGTAGCAAGAGATACATATGTTGCTAACCTAATTAAAGGTGTAACAACTGCATCAAATGTAACAACTGCAACTGCATTAACTAAAGATGCAATTAAAACTGCTATTGATAGTGCAATTGTTGCTTTAAGAGAAAGAAATTTTGATGAAGAAGGTGTTATAGAAATAACTCCTGCAGTATATAACTTATTTAAAAATGAGTTAATCACTTTATCAACTAACAACCCAGAATATATCAAAAAGGGTATAGTAGGTGTATATGATGGTTTTGATGTAGTAATGTCTAATAACTTAGCAAAAGACACTACAGGACAAAATAAATTTGCTTACTGTGATGTTAGAGGTAAAAAAGCAATTGCTTTTGCAGGACAAATTAATGAAGTAGAAGCACTTCGTTCTGAAAAGAGATTCAAAGATATTATAAGAGGATTAGATACTTTTGGATCAAAAGTAATTGATGAAGCAAGAATTCAAGTTGTTAAAGTTCCTTTAGCATAGTATAAAAAGTCCTTAACCGGACTTTTTTCTATCGGAGAAAAGAGTTTATGGTGGTGCAACTCCACCTATCCGACCATTTTATAGGAGGTATTATATGGAAAAATATATTGTTAAACCTAGTGTAGATATGTATATGGGTGTGAAAGTAGATAAAGATACTAAGTTGAAATATAAAACTGAGGATGTAGAACAAATAGTTGAAAATCTAGTTTTAAATTCAGTAACTAAAATTACAGGAGATAACTTTAAAAGTGAATATCACACAACTATAATATTGCAAGAAGGAGACATATTAATTTTTGAAGATGAAGGAAGAGGTTATATAAAACCGGTAGAAGAGTTTATGTCTGTAGAAGATGCAATTAAAGAGTTGGAAAATATAAAAGAATAGGAGGTAATTATGAGAGTATTAGTAAAACCACATAAAGTATCAATAGTAAATGATTTAGTAAATGAAAAGGAAATAAATATTACAAAGTGTTATTTTGAATTTAATGAAGAAATACCAAGTGATTATGTAAAGGAAGCATTATTTACATATAATCATAAAACTTATAAACAAATAATATCAAATGATGAGTGTGATATACCTAATGAAGTATTAGAAGTAAAAGGACAAATAGAATTAGGAGTAGTAGCATATAAACTAGAGAATGAAGAATATGTTAAAAGATTTAATCCTGCACCAGATTATTTTAGTACTTTAACTGGATCATTGAAAGAGAATACAGAGAATAGTCAACCAATAACTCCAAGTGAATTAGAACAATATCAACAAGAGTTAGATGAAGGACTAAAAGAAGCACAAAATGTAGATATAGATGCAGAGAAAAGAGGAAACACTACTTATGTAACAGTAACTAGAAGAGATGGAACTTCAAAGACAGTTCAAATCAAAGATGGTTCTGGTGGTGGAGGTGGTGGAACTGAGTACACTGCAGGAGACAATATTCATATAGATGAAAACAATGTAATAAGTGCAAAAGATACTATATATGATGATACAGAAGTTAGAGAATTAATAGAAGGATTATCAGATGATAAAGTAGATAAAGTTGTAGGAAAAGGACTTTCTACTAATGATTTTACTAATGCAGAAAAAAATAAATTAGAAGATTTAGAAAACTATGATGATTCTGAAATTAAAAGTATTTTAAATAGTGATAGTATTGTACAAGAGACAGGAACTAATGTAGAAATAGAAAACACTTCTAAAGGTAATATAAAACTTAAATTAAAAGGTAATACAGAACAAATAAAATATAAAGGTAAAAGTTTATTAGGACAATATCCTACAAGTGCTAATAATAGTAATTTAGGAATGAATCCTGGTTCTACATTAACTAAAAGTGGAATAACATTCACAAGAGAAGCAGACCAGTCTATAACAGTAAAAGGAACATGTACTGGAGATATGGCAATGTTGACTTTAGGATCAATAGATGGTGGTGCATGGGCAGGACATTCTACAGTTTTTCCTGCAGGAGATTATAAGGTTGTATGGGAAGCAACAGAAGCATCTCCTATTGTTATAATGTTATGGAAATATACATTAGATCACACTTATATTGGTGCAGATACTTTAAAATCATGGAATGATAAAAATTTAAGTGGTGTAATTAATTTTTCTCTTTCAGAAGACACTTCTATATTCTTAGGTTTAAATGGAAATAGTGCAGAAAGAGTACAAAGTAATGGTTTTAGAATAAAAATGATGTTATTAGATGCAAATGAAACAGATTATACATATGAACAATATGTAGGTGGAACTGCATCTCCTAATCCTGATTATCCACAAGATATTAATGTAGTTAGTGGAAATAATACAATTAAAATAGAAGGTAAGAATTTATTTGATAAAAATGCAATTGTATCAGGAAAGGCATTGAATAGAAATGATAATACTTTAATTAACTTAAATGGATATGCAACAAGTGATTATTGTAGAGTACAACCTAATATACAATATTATTTAGGTATAGAATATTCTTCAACAAATTATGGAATAGTATTTTATGATAAAAATAAGCAGTATATAAGTGGTGCAAGATTAGGTAATGTTTTTGTTGCTCCAAATAATTGTTATTATGTAAGATTTACTTGGATAATTGAAAATTATGATATAAATTTAATTCAATTAGAAAAAGGAAATAAAAGAACAACTTATAAAGAATATGAATCACAAAGTTATCCTATTAATTTAGGGACAATAGAATTATGTAAAATAGGAGATTATCAAGATTATATTTATAGAGATAATGGTAAATGGTATTTACATAAAGAAACAGATAAAGTTATATTAAATGGTAGTGAAACATGGCAAAGGTGGTCAACTACTACAAATAATATATTTAGGTATGCTAGTGACTGTTTAGTAGATAAAATAGTTAAATCATTATCTGCAGATGATATAGCAAAACTGTACAGTGATAATTATATACCTGTAAGTGTAAATGATACACATCAAAGACTAATTCAGGGTATATGTGTTCAAGAAAGTGGTTGGGTAGCATTATATAATGATGAATATAAAACAAAAACATTAGAGGAATTTAAAACATATGTATCAACACACAATATATTACTTTATTATGCTTTAAAAACTCCAACAGATACTGAAATAACTGATACATTATTAATTAACCAATTGAATAATTTAATGTTAGCATATAGTTATGAGAACAAAACATATATAAATCAAAACAGTGCTAGTAGTCCATTTATATTAGATGTAACTGCAACACTTAATACTTTAAATGGTAAGACAGAAAGTAAGGTTGATCCAGAAACATTTAAAGAAGTTATGGAAACAAAACAAAATAAGATTATTGAAAAGCAAATTCATGGTTGGACTAAAATTACACAAGATGAAGATGCATTATTAGATATTAGACCTGAATTAAAAGCAGGATATACAAGATTTACTATTTTAGTATATTTAAGAAAAGGAAACATTAGACAGGGTATTAAATTTGAATTAACTGATAAAGAAATATTAAAATATGAACAAAAAATAAATAGAAACATGTTATGTTTAACAAAAGCATGTATTGATCCTAGTGGAAATAATGCACTAGCAAATTTAAAACAATGTTTAACTCCAGTATATGAAAATGATGTTATGATACCAGGATTAATGAATCTGAAATATAATTTATATAAATATGATGGTACTGTAATAACTGGTTTAGATAATTTTGAATGGTGTATGTATGCAGAATAGATAAGGAGGTAAGATATGACTGCAAAAGAGATGAAGATTAAAACATTTTCATTAATAGAGGAATATTTTCCTGAATTAAATAAATTAGCAGAAGATGAAGATGTTTTATATAAAATAAATAGTGTAATTAATGCAATTCAGATGGATTTAATGCAACTTCGTAAAATAAATGGTTATAAAGAGTTATATGTAAATAAAACAGATGATAGAGATATAAACTTAAAAAATTTAATACCTAATTTATATCAAATAAAGAATATAACATTAGAAGATAGTTTAGGATATAATATGTCTGATGAAGTTACATTAACAATACCTGATAATTATGAAGGAAAAATTAAGATATATTATTATCAATTACCTAAGTTAATGGTTTTAACTTTTGATTCAGAAGAAGAAAGTATTAATTATGATAAAACATTTACTTTTGATTTAGATGATTTATTACTAGAGATAATGCCTTATGGTATAGCATCTGACTTATTAAAAATGGACATGATAAGTAATTATGGTAAATATTTTCAAGAAGAATATATGATGAGAAAAAATCAAATTGATCCAAGATATACAGGTGGACAAGTAATCTTTGAAGGTGGGGTTGATGTATAATGTCAAGTTTAAAAGATTTAATGACAAGAAAATATGGTAATTTTAGAGGTGTAGATTTTTCTAATCATGAAGTAATGTTATCAAGAAGTCCATTAGCACTTAATATGTGGAAAAACTATGAAGATAATGGTTGTATAGAGACTAGACCTGGTATGAAGTTACTTAATACATTTAGTAATAAAATACTAGGTCTTTTTTTCTTGAATTTAAGTGGTGTACAACATGTTTTAGTGCATAGTGGTACTAAGTTATTAAAATGGAATAATTTTCCTAATAGTCCTGCAGAAACAACAGAATTATGGACTAATATGAATGTAGTGGAAAGTAGAAGTTTTATATATGAAGATGTATTATTTATTATGGATGGTACAAATTATTTAGAATATGATGGAAATACAATAAAAGAAGTAGTAGGAACAATACCTATGACTTCTTATTATAAAAATCCTGATGGATCAACAAGTATTGATTTAGAAACTGATACTGATTTAGTATATCAACCAGTTAATTGTTTAACTTCACTAAGAAAGAATGCTTTTATAGCAGATGGTGTATCTGTAAATTATCAATTAGATGCAGAAAACTTAGATTCTGCTTCAATATATCTTATGGAAGCACTAGTAGATGGTCAGTTAAAAAGAGAAAATACTGATTTTACAGTTAATAGAACAACTGGTGTAGTAACATTTACTTATGGTACTCCAGAAAAAGATACAGAAGTAGTTATAACATATTCAAAAACTGGTAGAGGTTATAAAGACAGAATATTAAGATGCAATTTAACATGTGAATTTGATAATAGAATATTCTTTAGTGGTAATCCAGATTATCCGAATGGAGTATTCCATAGTGAATTAAATGATCCTAGATATGTAAGAGATACTGCATATTATGAATGTGGGTTAGATAAAGCACTAGTAAGAGCAATAATACCAGGTAATAGAATATTATGGATTATTAAAGAAATAAATCAAAATACTAGTAGTGTATATTATTTAAATCCTACATTAGATAGTACATATAATAAGATATATCCTAGTGAAAATGGTTCAATAGCATTAGGTTGTGTATCAACAGGAATTAATTTTAATGATGATATAGTGTTCTTTTCTAATAAAGGACTTGAAGGAATATCATCTAGTGCATTATATAGTGAACAAGTACTACAACATAGGTCAAGTCTAGTAGATGGTAAAATGGTATATGAAAATGATTATACTAATGTTAAATTAGCAGAATATAATGGTTATTTGCTATGTTTAATAGGTTCACATGTATATTTAGCAGATAGCAGACAAAAATATCAAGATGATTCAAATGATATAGAATATGAGTGGTTTTATTGGGAATTACCTTTTAATATCACATTTATTAAGGAATATAGACAAAGTTTATACTTAGGTAATGATATAGGTCAATTATTCAAATTGGAAGGTATAAATGATAATGGAGAAGATATAGAGAGTATTTGGACAACTCCTAAAGATAACTTCGGTTATCCTAGTTATACTAAAACAACTAATAAGAGAGGTAATGTAGCAGAATTAAAACCAATGAATAATGATTATATACATGTAGATACAATAGTAGATGGAACATTAAAAGAAAAAAAAGTATTTGATGATAGTAAAGGTTATATAGCATATAGAATAAAAGATAAAAAATTTAAAAATATACAATTGAAATTCAGTTCAAATAAACCATTTGGACTTTTTTCATGTACTCTACAGGGATTTGTAGCAGGGTATATAAAGAGATAGGAGGAATAAAAAATGGAAGATGAAAGATTAAGTAAAATTAACCAAGAACGAGATTTAGCACTTCAACAAAGTAATAATACTTATAACCAAATATTACAAGATAATCAAAACTTGTATAATCAACAACAACAATATACAACAGATTATCTGAATACTCAAAATGATGTTTTAGATAAGCAACTAGCATTTAATGAACAAAAAATAGAACAACAAAAAGAAGTTGCTAGAAAAAATATGGAAACAGAACAAAAGAAAGCAAGAAACGATTATGAAAGTTTTATTAACCCTTATGGTTATAGAAACGAAAATCTTGCAGAAAGAGGATTATTAAAATCTGGTGTGTCTGAGACATCAATGTTAGGAGGTTTTAATTCATATCAAAATAGACTTGCTAGTGCTAATAAAGCAATGCAAGATGCTTTTACTCAATATGATAATGATATGAATCAAGCAAGATTAAATAATGATGTACAGAAAGCACAAAATGCTTTAAATGCTTTAAAAATGAATTTAGAATTTGCAGAAACATTTTACACTAATAAGTCTAACACTATGCAAAATCAATTATCTAATAGTCAGTCTCTTAATAGTGATTACTATAATAGGTATCAAACTGAATATGGTAATATTCAAGCAGAAAGACAAAGAGCAGAACAAATTAGACAATGGGAAGCAGAAATGGCAGAAAAACAAAGACAATATAATGAAACACTTGCTTTCCAAAAAGCACAAGCAGATCAAGAACAAGCAAATTGGGAAAGACAATATGCACTTGCACAACAAGCAAAGGCAAGTTCTGGAGGTGGTTCAAGATCATCTAGTTCTAAAAAAACTGGTGGTGGTACAACATTAACAGATAATTCTAAAAAATCATCTAGTAATGATTTACCGGCATTATTTTCTGTAGCAGGGGCATTATTAGGAGGTACAACAAATAATTCAACAAAGTTATCTAATCAAGCACAAGCATTTGTTAGACAAGTATCCAGTGGGAAATATAATATTAAAGATGTAAATAATGAAATATATAAACAATATAGGGGTAATAATATAAGTAAAAAAGTAGCAGATGAATTATTTAATTATTATAACAAATAAAAGGAGGTGTTATAAATGAGTGCTTTTGATGATTATATTGAAAGTAGAAAAAAAGGTAAAAAAGGGAAACAAGCAACTGTTCCTATTACTCAAACTATAAATAATAAAAAACAAGATAAAAAAATAACTTCTTTTGATGAATATGTTGCAAGTGTTAATGGTAAAACATTACCAAAATATTATGAATCAATGTCTCCAATAATTAAAAGAGATGTTTTTAATGATAAAGCATTATTTGATTCGGATTATACATATGAACAAAAAAGAAATATGTTAATTAAAGAAAAAGAAGATGTATCAAAAAAACTTGCTAATTTTAATTCAAAAAATAATTTTACATTTGGTTCTAATCCTTTTGGTGTAAGTGGTAATTCTCAATATAACGAAAACTACTCTATAACTCCTTACCAAGCAAGAATGTATGCACAGTCTCAAATAAATACAGGTTTATTAAATCCGAAAAACAAAAAAAATCAGAAAGCAACAAACTTTTTTGAAGAAATGCAAAAAATAAATAAAATGAGTGATAAAGAAATTGTTAAAAAATATAATGATTTATATCACGATCCTGAAAGAGTAGAGAATGTTAAAAAGTTAGAAAAAATAAATAAAAAACAACCTTTATATGATTATTTATCTAACTATGAAAAAGTTCAAAATGAAGATTATACATTTGGAACACATTCAATAGCAGGTTTAGAAAGTGCATTTGGTCTAGTAACAAAACCACAATATAAAACAAAAGATATTAATGGAAAAGATGTTACAGTAGAATTACCTGGTTATTGGGAAATGAAAAGTGATAAAGCAATTAGTGAGTCTGATTCTACTGCAGAAAGAATATTTGCACAGGGTATAAGATCAACTACTCAAATGATACCGACATTAGTAATACATTCTATGGCAAATGTTTTAGCACCTGGTTCAACTGTTGCACCTACTGTAGTATCAATGTCTAAAATAGGTGCAGATTCATACAGAGGTTCTAGAAGTGAAAAAATATTAGAAGGACATTCTAAAGAACAAGCATCATTATATGCAACAGGAGATGCATTAATTGAAGTTGGAACAGAAATGATGTTTGATTCGTTTAAATTATTGTCTAATAAACCTATATTTAATACAAGTAAATTAACTAATAAAATACATAATAGAGTTGCACAAAATTTAGTTAAATTAGGATTAAGTGGTATAGAAGAAGGAACTGAAGAAGCAGTAGGTGCATTATTAAGACCTGCTTTAAAGAAAATTACATTAAATGAAGATAATGGTAAACCATATTTTCAAAAAGTATTAGAAGATGAAAATTTAGTTGAAAGTTTTTTCTCTGCTATGGTATCATCTGCAATATTAGGTGGTCAAACTAGTGTTAGAGAAACAAGAAATCTTAGTGCAATTGATAATGCAACATTTGATAATATTGAAGCAGAAATAGGCAGAAAATTAACTGAACCTGAATTAAAACGAGTTATTGAAGATGTTTCTAAAATTAATGAAAGAATGTTAGAAAATAATTCTAGAAATATTGGAGAAATTATTGAAGAAGCAACTAATAATTTTATTCAAAATAATAATAATGATAATAATAATAGTTATCTTCAAACAGAGTTGCAACAATTAACAGAACAAAGAAAGACTGCAGTAACTCCTCAACAAATATCTCAAATAGATGCTCGTATAAGTGAAATACAACAACAATTATCTGAAGTTCAAGATAAAGTTAATTTACCAGGTATAAATCAATTACAAAGTAATAATACTAATGGATTTAAGTATGAATTGACTAATAATGAAAAAGTAAATACTTTATATAAATCTGCTAATCAATATTTAGATGATAGTCAACAAACACATGATCTAGTAAATACTATTGAAAAAGTAGTTAGTGATAAAGGTTATAATATCTTATTTGATGATACAATAGGAGATAATGTAAATGCACAAATTAGATCATTAAATGGGGAAATTGAAATAAAATTAAACCCTAACACAGATAGAGCAGGAGAATTCTTACTAGCACATGAAATAACTCATGCTATAGGTACAGAAGAAATGAAATCTATGGTAATGGAATATGCTACAAAAAATAGTGAATTCAATAATGCTTTAGAAACATTAAAACAAAACTATAAAACTAGTGAAATAACTGATGAAGTACTTGCAGACATTTCAGGTCAACTATTCGGTAATCAAGAGTTTATTAATAGTCTAGTAATGCAAAATACAACTGAGTCTAAAAAAATTATTAGAATAGCATATGAAAAAATTAAAAGATTATTAAATCAATTGACTGAAAAAGGTAGATATAGAAACTTCGTTCAAGACTTAGAAAATAAGTGGAGAGAAGCATATAGAATTTCAACTACAGAACAAGCAATTAGTAATCTTAAAGGAGATACTTATTATCATAGAAATGTTGAAAATAATGCTAATTTAGGTTATAATAATAATGGTATTGAACGAACATTTAATACTATAGAAGAAGCAGTAGAAGATGATCCTAGAAAATTAACTTTTACTAAGTATAATACTAGTGTTGACTTTTTTAATTTATCTTATGAAGATATGAAAAAAGCAATAAAAATAGGTTCTAAATATGCTTTAGAAGCACAACAATTAGGATTAGATAATTATTCATTTAATGATAATAAATATAATTATTATATTGATATTCTAGATAAAAACAATAATGCTTTTGGTGTAACTCACATTGAAACAATAAATAGTATTAGTAAGGAGGTAGCAAATGAAACAAATCCTAACAAAAATAGCAGAAATACTTTGGAAAGTTCCGAATATGAAGGAAGGGATAGTAGTATCAATATTGAATCCACTGAAAACAGAGGAACAAGCAAAGGAAATGTTACATTACCTGGAATCAAACAAAGACAACAAAGAAGTAATGAGAATAGACAGAATATTGAAAATGACTTTACAAATAGCAGGGAAGAACTAGATAATAGTTCTTTTTTAATGGATAATAAAGGAAGACAATTATCTAAAGATCAACAGGAGTTCTTTAAAAATAGTAAAGTTAAAGATGAAAATGGAAATCTTATGGTTATGTATCATGGAACTCCTAATGGAGACTTTACTGTATTTAATCCAGGAAGTTATTTTAGTGAAAGACAAGAATATGCTAGTGGTTACGAAAACGAAAGTGCAAGTAGTATAAGTAGTGGTAAAAAAACTACAACTCCAAAAACATATGAAGTATATCTTAATATAACTAATCCATTTACTTTACAAGATGAAACTGCAAAAAACATTTACTTAAATGAATATATAAAAGGTGGTAATTCTTTATACTATGATCCATATACAGATTATACAGATACTATTAATAATATGGAAGAAATAGACTGGACTGAAGGAGAAGATTTAAGAGAATGGTTAAAAGAAAACCACCCAGAATATGATGGTTTAATTCTTGATGAAGGTGGAGATGGTGGATATGGAATGGCAGAATATATATGGAGAGGCAAGTCATATGTACCTTTTAATTCTAATCAAATAAAAAATGTAAGTAATCAAAATCCTACATCTGATTCTGATATAAGATATTCTAAAAACACTAACATAACAGATAGTAATGGTAGAAAAATAAGCAAAGAACAACAAGAATATTTTAAAGATAGTAAGGCAAGAGATGAAAGTGGAAAATTAGAAGTTGTATATCATACTACAACAGAAGATGGTTATCAATTTAATGAATTTAATCCGGTTGGTACTCCAGGTTACAGATTTGGAGATCAAGTAGTTAATTATTATACTGATTCTGCAGATATGTCTGGAAGTTATGCAGACCAAGATTATATAATGGCAGATACTAAGAGAATAACTTCTATGGAAGAAGTGCAGGAATATATTAAAGATAAAAATGAATTAGGTTGGGGTAGTGATAAAACTTATGAATTAATACAAGATAATGGTAAATATAAATTAATAGATAATTCTAAAGTACCTAACACTAATAAAACATGGAAACAAGTTTATGATGAAGCAAATGAATATAAAAACACATTAACTGAAAAAGAATTATCACAGTTTAATGATATGTTTGATAAAATTAGTGATTATAATTCTGATGGTAAATATAATATTGATAGTTATTTAATGAATAATAATTATAAATTTGGTTCAGAAGAAGATGCTATTGCACAAAAATTCCTTAATATTGATAATAAAAATGTATATGAAAGAGGAATATATTTTGATGCATTATTTAGAAATGCAAAATATCATACAATAGGGGAATTTAATGATAAACAAGATTTATTTAGGAATATAAAAAGCAAAGGTTCAACATTAGCAAAAAGACAATATGAAGGATATGTTAATATAACTAATCCTTATGTTGTAGATGCAGAAAAAAGAAATTGGAATCAAGTTATATCACAGTCAAATGATTTTATAGATGAATTAGAAGAACGAGTACCACAAACTAAAAAAGACGAATTAACAAGATTATATCAAGAAAGTGCTAATAAAAGTTCCGATTTAAGACTTGAACATGACAAAACAAAAATGTTTTTAGATCAAATTGATAGATTTTTAGAGGTGGATAAAAACACTGATAAAATAAAGAAAGTTGCAGATAGAATAGGTTATGATGTTATTGATAAAATAACTTCCGGTATAACTGAAAACTTAGGAGTAAACACATATTATGCTTTAGCAGAACAATTAGAATTAGAAAATGTAATTGGAAAAGAAACTTCTAAAATGATAATAGATGATTTTGTAATACCTGAACAAGTGCAAAAATGGTTAACAAAAAATTATAATAAGCAACTTAAAATAAAAGATTTAGGTGTTGAAACAAATTTAATTAGAAGAGAATATGGTGTAGATAAAATATCTATAGGGGAATTATTTGATAAATATCAAAAAGCATATAATGAATTTGATAAATACAGAATGCCATATAATTATTTTATTGAAAAAATTTCTAATGATTCTAGTGATGAAGGACATGTTGATTTAGGTTATGAATTAAATGATATATTTGAAACTAGAGCAGAAATTAAGGGTGCAGATGCAGTTGGAGAAGAACTTGCACAAGCATCAAGTGTAGGTTGGAGTAAACCTGAATTAATTAGATTATGGGGTACTTCTAAGACAACTAATGATGTAGTAAAAGAAATAATTGCTTCAAATAAAGATGGAATAACTAATTATGATGGTGTAATTATTAAAAATGTATATGATTATGGTGGTAAATCTGGGGATACTAAAAGTGCTAATAATTTATACATAACATTTAATTCAAATCAATTTAAAGCATTAGATAATAATCAACCAACAAGTGATCAAGATATAAGATATTCTAATGAAAATGATGAATGGAATAATTGGTTAGATAGAAACTTTAAATCAACTGGTACTACAACTAAATTAAATGAAATTAGATTACCTAAAAAGGATATTAAGTTACCTGGAGTTAATAAACAAGATAAAGTAAGTGATATTGAATTACCATTTGAAACAGATGATTTACCATTTGATATGGAAGATAGTTCTGATAGTATAACTAATAATATAGATCAAACTACAGTTAATAGAATCACTAAGAACTTAAAATCTGAATTAGGTTTAAATGGAAATGAAATATCTGAATTTAAAAGAGTTCTATTTGAAATATCTAATAAAGATAATATAAGTAAAAATGAAATTAAAAATATCATAGAAGAAAGATTTGCAGAAAAAACTTTAAAACATAGAATGGATGATATTATAGATATTCAAAGATACTTGAAAAAACAAAAAATTAATGTTTCAGATAGAATAAAAGCAGATATAACCGATTATAGTGATTTTAGACAAAGAAACTATGGTAAGATTAATTTTTCAAAAGAAGGTCAAAGTGTAGATGTTATATATCAAGAATTATCTGATATGTTCCCAAGTTATTTCTCAAAAGACATATTAAGTGATTCAGATCAATTACAAGAAATAGCATATGTTGCTAATCTAGATAGATATGTAACTGAGACTGCATTTTTAAGTGAAGATGCTATTAATAGAGCAACAGAATGGATATATGATAGTATTGAAGATTATAACTTACAACAAGATGTTAAAAATCAAAAAATGTCATATGATGAATATCTAGAAAAATCTAAACTTCAAAACATGAAAAAAACAAGAAAAATGGTTCAAGATGAATTGTTAGAAGAAATGGGAATAGATATTGATGAATTAGAAGTTGGTAAAGATATATCTTCAATAGCATATCAAAGAACTGATCCTATAAGAGTAAATGAAAAAGTATTCGGATGGGATGTAGGACAAAAAATAAATGCAGTAACTATTAATAAAACTAAACATAATGAAGCAGAAAGAACTCGTTTCTTAAATAAAGAAAGAAATGAGATTAAAAACTTAGGAATTAAAGCAAGAACAAAAGAAAGTTCTGCAGTACAAAAATATGCAGAAAAACAATATGTTAATGATAAAGGAGAAGTTGTACCATATGGAGATCATCAACTTGCTTCTGAATTTCCAGATGTAGCAACTCAAAACAGAATAAAAAATGCTTCAAAAGTGTTAAGAAATAAATATGATCAATATATTAATGCAATAAATAATATAATAACTGATATGGGTTATGATCCTATACCTAAAAGACAGGATTATATGAAACACTTTACTGAATTATCTGATAAGTTAAGTCAATGGGGTATTCCATTAAATAGAAACTCATTAAGTGAAGATGCTTTACCTACAGATATAAATGGTATTACAGATCAATTTAATCCAGGAAAAAATTGGTTTGCTAGTGCTATGAAAAGAAAAGGTGTTAAAACTACATATGATGCTATTACAGGTATAGATAGTTATCTAGAAGGTGCAAGTAATTTAATATTCCATACAGAAGACATTCAAAGATATAGAGCATTAAGTAAATTAATAAGAGATACTTATGGTCAAACACATGGTATGGATAATATTGATTTAAGCACTGAAGAAGGACAACAAAGGTTAAATAATATATTTGATAATAAATTAAGTAAATATGTTGCATGGTTAGATGAACAAGCAAATGCTTTAGCAGGTAAAAAAGGTGCTATTGATAGAGGTGCAGAAAGAGCATTAGGAAGAAAAATTTATGGAGTGTTAGAAACTGCTAAAAAACAAGTAGGTTCTAATATGACTGGATATAATGTACGAAGTGCTTTAACAAACTTCGCATCTGCAGTACAGGGTGTATCTAAAACAAATAAAATGGCATGGTTAAAAGGAACTGCTTCAACAATTAAGAATATGATACATGATGATGGTTTAATCAATAAATCTGACTTCTTAACTAGCAGATTCGGAAGTGATCAATTATCTTCTAAACTATGGCAAAAAGCATCTAAAGCAGGTCAAGTATTTATGGAAGGTACAGACTACTTTACTGCTAATCAAATATGGAGAGGTAAATATTATGAAAATCTGCAAAAAGGAATGACAGAACAACAAGCAATAAAGAAAGCAGATGATTTTGCTTCAAGAATAATGGGAGATAGAAGTAAAGGTGCAACTGCAGAAATATTTAATTCAAAAACATTAGGTCTTCTTACTCAATTCCAATTAGAAGTAAATAACCAATGGTCTTCGTTGATACATGATAATAAAATGGATGTACAAAGTAAAAATAAATCTGGTGCTACAGTAGTATTCCAATTAGGACAACTATTTGCATTTTCTTATATGTTTAATGGTTTAATGAAATCATTGACAGGTTCAGATGTTATGGTTGATCCTATAGACATGCTAATGAAAATGTTAGGTTCTGGAGATGATGAAGAAGAAAAAACATTAGAAGAAAGAGCAACAGAAGTAATTGGAGATTTATGGAATGATATACCTTTTGTTAGTTTTGCAAGTGGTGGTAGAGTACCAGTAGGAGAAGCATTAAAAGGTGGAGAAACACTTATTAAATATGCTACAGGGCAAACTAATAGTTATGGACAAAAATACAAATTAGAAGATGTCAAAAAAGATTTAATGGAAAGTACATTCTATTGGTTATTACCTACAGGTTATGGTCAATTAAGAAAAGCAAAAAAAGGTTTAGAAATGTATGATAAAGACTTAATATTACCTGGAAGTTACACTCCAAGTGGTAATTTAAGATTTACTGCAGATGATTCAACAAGTGGTAAAGTAAAAGCAGTATTATTCGGTCAATATTCTAGTGATGAAAGTCAAAAGTATATTTCAAGTGGATTTAAAGCAATTAGTAAAAGTAGAGTTCAAGAGTTAAAAGATTTAGGTATGACTGCTTCAGAATATAGAAAATACAATGAAGGATTAAAGAAAGCAGGAAATTCTAATGAAGCAAAAATGGAATATATTACTAATTCTAAATACACTAATAAACAAAAAACTATTATGGCACAAAATGTATTGAAGAAAGATATTGATATAAAGGAATATAATAAATATAAATCATATGATGAGTATAAATATGCAACTCAATATCCGGAAAAATATTCAGTAGTGTCTCAAATAGGATCATTTGATAAATATACTAAATGGAAAAATGAAATTAAGGATATAAGAGATAATACTAAAAATGATAAAGTTGAAACAATAAAATACATTAATGGTTTAAATCTTTCAATTCCACAAAAGGCAATGTTTATTAAATTATATTATCCATCATTTAATAGTTATAATAAAGAAATAGTTAATTATATAAATGAACAATATTTAACTATGGAAGAAAAAATAACTACATTAGAAAAAATGAAATTTAAAATTAGAAATGGGAGAGTGTATTGGTAATGAATCAAGAAAGAAATAGACCTTTAACTGCAGAAGATTTGATAAGAAGATATGACTTAGAAAATCTAAAAACAGTTAAGAAAAATATTAAAGTTCTAGAAAGAACACTACAAAATCAACATATATTGATAAGACAATATATACAGAATGTATCTAATTATAATAACCAGGTTAATTCAACAACCTGGTTTTATAATGGTACTCCTACATTAGATAACGAACCATATATATTATTTGATGATGATAAAGATGAACATATAAACGATTTATATTATGATCGTGATAATGGAAAAGTGTATATTTTTTCTTTTGATGGAACTGATTATAGTTGGGAAGAAGTAAAAGATGGTGCTTTAGTACAAAGTTTAGCAATAGCAAACTCTGAAGCAGATGCACAAGACAATAGAAGAAATATATATTATCAACGACCTGCTCCACCATATGAAATTGGAGATGTATGGGTTGATGGAAATATTATTATGAGATGTCGTTGTTCTAGAGATGAAGGAGAATTTAGTGATACAGACTGGGTAGAACAAGATTATTATTCTGATTCAGGTGTAGTTTTAGATGTAAAAGCAGTATTGGATCAATTTGAAACTTTAGTTACAACTGAATATGCTACTAGAGCATTATTGGAAACTACTGCAGAAAGTATTAATTCTAAGGTGGAAACTAATACAAATACTTTAACTGAAAGATTAGATGCTACTAATAGTTCAGTAGAGGAAGTAAAAACTACATATAAATCTGCATTGGAAGAGTTAGATAAAAGTTTTAATTTAAGTTTAGATAAAGTAGAAGAAACTATTGTATCAAATAATGATTCAGTAAATCAAAGAATTAATGAAATACATAACTATTTAACTTATCAATTAGAACAAATAGATGGACAAGAAGTCGGTGTTTTAACATTAGGTGCTAGTACTAGTGATGTTAAGTTAAAACTTATTAATGATATAGTTTATTTTGAACAAAATGGTAGTAGAGTTGCTTATATATCAAATAATAAATTATATATCACTGATTCTGAGTTCTTAAATAGTGTACAAATAGGTAATTTTGCTTTTATTCCTAGAGGTAATGGAAGTTTAGGATTTAGGAAGGTGGTGTAATATATGGCAGTTAGTTTAACAACCCATACATTAACAGAAACATCATATAATGTTGCAGGTAACTATTCAACAGTTAGATATTTAGTTCAATTAACAACTAGTGGTGCATCATATAATAGTAATAATATAACAACTACTTATACAATAAATGGTGTTAATTATTCAAATGTTCATAAATTACCAAAAACAAAAACTACAACAATAGTAGATCAAACTGTAACAGTTTATCATAATGCAGATGGAACAGGAAGTACAAGTGCTTCATTTAGATGTCCTACAGGTATTAGTGCAGGAACAATGACAGGTAATCTTAGTTTAACACTCACGACCATTCCTCGTGCTAGTCAACCTAGTGTTGCAAGTGGGAGTTGTAATTTAGATAGTGGAGTTACAATATATACTAATCGTGCAAGTGGATCATTTACACATACTATAGTAACTACAGTAAATGGTGTTAATGTAGAAACATTTTATAATGTAGGTGCTAGTCATTGGTGGGTTCCTACAATTGCTAATTATGCAAATAAAATAACAGGTTCAAATAGTGCAACATGTACTATTACTTGTTATACATATAATAATGGAGTTCATATAGGTACTAAAACATGTACTATATCATTAGTTGTACCTAGTAGTGTAAAACCTAGTGCTTCAGTTACTATTGCAGAGAATAATCCTACTATAATTGCTTTAGGTTGGGGAGTATTGGTTCAGGGAAAATCTACATTACGAGTCAATGTAACCGGTACTGGAATACATGGCAGTTGGATAAAAAGTTATAATACATCTGCAAATGGAACGAATTATGGTACTAGTTCATTTGTTACTAATCCATTAACTAATAGTGGTACAGTAAGTGCAACAGTAACAGACTCTAGAAACTATACTTCAAATTCTGCAACTAAAAGTTATACAGTGGTGGAATATAGCAACCCACAAATAAGTCAAACTGAGGTAGTTAGATGTTTAAGTGATGGTACAGAAAAAGATGATGGTACTTGTATCAAATATACATTTAAAGGAAACATAACTCCAGTAGATAATAAAAACTCTAAATTATTTCAAATTGGTTATAAATTAAAAACAGATAGTACATATACTATGAGAACATTAGTAGATGATGCTTATACTATTGATCACGAGAATGTAATTATAAGTGATGTAGTTTTTGATGCAACTAATTCATATGACATTATTTTTGTTGCAACAGATTCATTAGGTACTTCTCAGATAACTAGAGTAATTAATACCGGAAGAGACTTAATGAACTTTAATGCTAGTGGTAAATCAATGGCATTGGGAAAAATATCTGAAGCAGGTGCAAATGAAGAAAAATTAGAAATTGAATTTAAAGATGGTGTGTTTGTTAATGGTTGTGTTATAACAGATGTTTATTCTACTAATGAAATAAGAATTGGAACTTGGTATGATGGAAAACCATTATATAGTAAAACTTTAGTTTTTAATGATACAGTTGAAACAAATAAATGGTTTATTAAAGCACATAATATACAAAATGCTTCTATGGTTAGAGTAAAAGAAGGTTGGTTTGAAAATGATTCAAATGGAGTAAGTTATGGAATGAATGTAGTTGGTTATGGTGGCACATTTGAAGATAAAGAATATGTTTGTTGTGATAGAACTAATATATATATATCAGCAAATGGGGGTTGGGGACAAGGTTGGAGAAAAGTTGTTGTATTAATATATACAAAAAATAATAATTAAAGAATAGGAGGTAATATATGCAAAGTATAACTATAGGTCAAATAGGAGAGATATTGCTTTATGTAGCAAGTTTTATAGGTGCTATGGAAGTAATGATTATAAGATTAAAAAAGACATTCTCTAAATTAGTTAAAGAAGAAACTAAACCCTTAATACATGAAATGGAACTTGTAGAAAAAGAAGTATCTAAATTAAAAGTGGATTTTGATACAAAGGTAGTTAATTTAGAATTAAGACTTGATAAAGGGGATTTAAGAGATATGAGAGCAGAAATAATGAGAATGTTATCTATCGTAGATAGAAATGGAGCATTAGCAGAACATGAGAGGATGCACTTGTTTGATTTAAAAGATAAATATAATAAAGCAGGTGGAGATAGTTATGTTGATGATTATTTTGATAGATTAAGGAAGGAGGGGAAACTATGAAAAAAATATCTAAGTATGTAGTTAATATTCTATGTATTATAAGTGCTTTAATAGCAGGATTTAATGCTATTGATGGAATTACAATTCCATATGCAAGTCAAATAATACAGGGAATAGCAGTTGTTAATGGAGTTATAGGTACATATCTTTTAGGAACTAAAACAGTTACTAAAATTCAAAGAGGTAAATAATGAATGTAGATATGAGACCTATTCATTATCATAAAACTGTATCAGAAGATGGTATAACCCATAATGTAGTTTTAGGAAAACAAGAAACAGGTTATCAAGTACATATACATGAAACATTTTGGGAATGTGATAATGAAGAACATGCAAAAGCATTGTTGATCCAGGAATTAAAAATATTAAGAAAACAACTAGAACAGGAGTTGAATAAAAGATTTTCATTTAAAGAGGTAGATAATGAGATACAAGATATATGCAAATTTAGGTAATGGTTGGAAACTATTTCATAAAACTAAAAAACATGAAGAAGTTAAAGACTTTATTAGAGAAGTATATGAACTAGATGAAAGATGTGAAGTTATTATTAAATATAGAAGTAATGACTGTGATTATGTTTTATGTAGTTTTGTAAATACATTATCTACTTTAGATGATCTAAATATGAAATTGGAGAGAAAATTAAAATGAGTGTAAAAACATATAAAAAAGGAATACAACTAACAAAGAATATTAATTCAA